ATTTACATTTTCTCATAGTTGAGGTATATGGGGTAAGCCTAAGATGAGAAACAGGGAGTTTGCTTACTATAGTATTATAATTGATGTCAATTGTATCAGGTAATATAGCATTTTTTAAATGCTTGTGGAATGGTTTGATGAGAGCATTAGCATTGTGAAGATATGTGTACGCCATGTCAAGATTGTAATCATTCAGGGCAATGCACGTAAAATGATCATCGGTAATGAATGGTTGTTTCAAATCAAAAGGTTTCATGTCGTAAATAACCATATCTTGATAGGTTATATTTGAGTTATTCTCTTTTTTTATTTGTTCACGCTTATAATATTGCTCCATTTTAGGATTTGGAGTATATGAAGCAACTGTATGAATGGATGATGCGGCATTTGAAGTATCAGGTAGTTTAAATAAATCAAGAATTTTCTGAATGATTGTCATTTTAGGTATTATATCCTTCCTATATGTGTATTATAACTGAATTTTACCATATAGGATGTAAACTTGCAGTAAAAAGTTCCCCGCTTACATAACGTAGGCGGGGATTTTTGTAAATAAGGTCTTGCTTAGTCAGAAGTGGTCTCTTTGCGTGTGGAAATGGTAATATCGTTTTTGGTTTTGGTAACAGTATTGTAAGTGGTAATTTCATCTTCCAGAACATGAGATAAAATATTATTAAATTGCTGTATGATGTATAATTTGTCTATTTCTTTAATTTGGTGCTGAGGGATAGGAGTTGTGTTATCTTTATTAAGAAAATTTTCCATATTACACCAATCGGCAGGGGTCCTTATTTTGTATAAAAGGATACTTTTTAATAGATGCTCAAATTCTGGTTGTATAATTATAAAATTCAAAATATCAGATAGGGAAATTCCATTGTATTTATCTATTATTAATGGAAGTTGCTTTAATTTTTGAATTGCTTCATCTGAAAGATTTAATTGGTCGCATATAGTTCTGTTTTCTGATGATTTAGAATTAGTAATTCCTATTAGGTAATCTGTTGTTACATTAAAATAATTTGCAATTCGTATTAGTGTTTCATAACTCGGTTGTTGATCGCCACGTTCGTATTTGCTTAGAGAGGAATAGGATATATTCAAGTCATTAGCAACATCACGTAATGATTTGTGCATTTCAGTGCGCAATTCTTTTATTCTAATCATATATGTGTACCTCCTAGAAACATAATAACATAAATTGGATAAATTGTAAAAATATATATTGACAAAGCATTGATTGGAAAATATAATAATAAATGTGTTCTGATAGTAAACATGAAAGGAGATGAGTAGAAGTGAAAAGAGTAATAATTGAACTCGATGAAGAGTTTCACAAGCAGTTAAAAATCTTTTGTTTCACGAATGGTATTACGCTGAAAGATTATATTACTGGTTGCGTAAAAAGGGATTTGGAAGCAAAAAAAGAGCAAACACGATAACTTTGGCGAGTGCGTGTTTGCTCAAATGGAACCTATTAACCATAGGAATTTCCTATTCGCATTATAGGGGATTCCGCCAGTTTTTGCAAGGAGGAATTGCAAAATGCAGAATTTAACAGTAATCGAAAATGAGTTGGTGCCGGTATATGAGACAAGCACCGGAGAGAAAGTTGTATATGGTTCGGAACTTCATGAAGTTCTTGGAGTGCGGAGCAAATTTGCGGACTGGATTAAAAACCGCTTGAATGATTGCGAAGCTGTTGAATATGAGGACTTTGAAGCGTTTTCTAAAAATTTAGAAAACGGTGGACGTACAAAAGAATACATTCTCAAACTCGATATTGCCAAGGAAATGGCGATGTTGGAGCGTAACGAAAAAGGTAAGCAGGTGCGCAGGTACTTTATCCAGGTAGAGAAGAAGTTCAAGACAGGTAAGACCAATAAAAAGGTACAGAGCGAGAAGAAAGAGAAACTTCCATCCGTGAACATGATGGTAAAGAACATCAAAGAAGCTCTGCACGATGCCGGAGTGGATTCCAAGTACATAGCCGCCGAGGTGGTAAGGATTTATTCTGATTCCGGTTATCCGGTCAATGACCCGGTAATCTCTGATACACCGAAACTGTGGGATTGTACCACTATTGCAAAAGAAATTGGTATCTTTTCAGAATCTGGCAGACCACACGATAAGGCAGTGAGCGCGATCATCCAGAAACTTGATATTTTCGCGGACGAGGTTGTGAGAACAGCATATAGCAGGAATGGACATGACGGTGTGACAGTCCAGTACAAGGACAGCGTTTTTCAGAAAGTAAGAAAATGGTTGCAGGAGAATGGTTATCCAACGGTCATCGAACTGGAGCTTGCAAATGGCAATGTAAATAAATGCCGGGTAGTATACGGGGAGGTGGCTTAATATGGACAGAACAGCATTAGAAGAACGTGAGAACATTCTTAAAATTATGTATGATGAAATGGAAAATCAACCAATGGCAAGTCAGAAAACAAGAGATACATATTCAGCTTTGCATGACGCCGTTGAAGCATATGTCAATGCAACACAGGAAGATGCTTTTTACTGGGGATATATGACAGCTATGAAGCAGTGTGAGAAAGCCGGGGTGGCAAAATGACAGAAAGAGAATTTTATATATCCATTGTCCCGGAAATATCAGAACTGATTGTATTGCTCCGTGATGTTTCATCGGAAGATAGAGAGGAAATCAAACGTGAAATGTTAAATAACTGCAAAGCTAGACCACAGGCATTTAGGTTTATGAAAAAGCTGTGGATAGGTATTGATACACAGTTACAAGCTATGCATGCTAATTGATTTGCAGCATAAGGTAATGAGAGAGCTTAGAAATAGGCTCTCTTTCATTTTGGCACAAATTATCTCCAAACATGAGTTATTATAATCTTGCCAGATGGGTTTCACTCATTCATTCTTGTACTCCTTTTATAATACGTTGCAAAGAGCACCTTGAAATAGAGGTGCTTTTCGTGTGCCTGAAAATTGGTACAAATCTTTTATATTCTCATGATAAAATATACTTGACAAGTGAAAAACACCGGACAGAACACAGGAGTCTGTTCGCTACCCTACAAAAATTATAGGATGGTCATTATGGCACGTCCTGTTTTGGGCGTGCTTTTCCTTTTGCCAGCTATGGATCAAATAGCAACTCAATCGTGCCGGGCTGCCCGGATCAAAAACTTTTAAGAATGAGAGGTAAAGAAATATGTTAAAGGTCATTACAGAATTGGAAAAACTTGGTTTAGAGCTGACAGACGAACAGAAAGAGTCTGTTAAAAAGAACATCGGCGAGGAAGTGTATTCCAAAGGTGAATTTGAGAAGAAGGTCAGGAAAGCAGAGGATGAACGCGATCAGTACAAGACCCGCGCAGAGACCGCAGAAGAGACCTTGAAGGGATTCGATGGGAAAGATTTTGAAACCATCACGAAAGAGCGTGACGAGTGGAAAGAGAAAGCCGAGACAGCAAAGAAAGATTATGATGCCAAGATTGCAGAACGCGAGAAGAATGATTTGCTGAAAGAGGCGTTTGAGAGCGTGAAGTTTTCCTCGGAATCTGCAAAGAAAGCTGTTATGGCTGACATTGCCGCAAGTGTAACGGTGAAGGATGGAAAACTGATCGGCTTTAATGATCTGCTGGAGGATGCAAAGAAAAACGATGCGGGTGCATTTGTCGATGAGCAGGAACAGCAGAGCGAACAGAACCAGGCAACGTTTACAGCCCCAATGGGAGCCGGAACAAAAACGGAGCCGATCACTGGAGACCCGAATAAGATGGATTTTGCCACATACAAGAAGTGGCGGGAACAGAATCAGTAATTTTTAAGGAGGAATATTATGCCAAACACAATTTTGACACCGCAGATTATTGCGAATGAAGCGCTGATGGTATTACAGAGCAACCTTACGATGGCTAATCTCGTGCATAGAGATTATTCCAAGGAATTTGTAAAGGTTGGCGATACCATCACCGTAAGAAAACCGGCTACTTTTGTAGCAAAGAACTTTACCGGACAGACAGAAGCGCAGGACATTACCGAAGGCTCTGTAACTGTCAAAATGGACAGATTCAGAGACATTACTGTAAATGTCGGATCTAAGGAAATGACGTTGGATATCAAGGACTTTTCCGAAGAGGTAATTACACCGGCTATGCAGGCAATGGCGCAGCAGATTGATGCAGATCTTCTGGCGGTCGGCATTTCGAAGGCAAAGAAGAAAGCAACTGTATCCAGCACACCGGTTATTTCTGATATCGCCGGAGTAGGCAAAGCGCTGGATCAGGCAAAAGCGCCGCGGGCAGACAGACGTTTAGTCCTTCCGCCGACTATACTGTATCAGTACAACACTTTAGACAATTTTGCGAAACAGTGTTACAAGGGAGACTCTATTGCGCTGAAAGAATCCGAAATCGGGAAAGTATACACATGTGAAACTTTCATGTCCCAGAATTGTCCGGAAAACCAGAATGATGCCGCAGGAACAGCAACCGCCTATAAGGTAGCTGGCACAAAAGGCGCAACGGAATTTACCGTGTCAGACGGAAAGGCGGCAACGGCGACGATTAAGGAAGGGGATCAGCTGATCGTAGATGGTTATCTGTACACGGTGACTGCAGATGTAACACTTGCATCCGGTGCAGGTACGGTAAAAGTTGACCAGAATATCCCGGAGACGATCAAAGCAACAGACGCTTTTGTGGTAAGTAAGGCGCATGCACTTGGATTCCACAGAAATGGTCTGGCTCTTGTAACGCGTAACCTTGAGCTGCCGATGGGTAACAAGAACGCGTACATTGCATCTGCAGATGGCCTTGGTGTTCGTGTCGTATTCTCTTACGATTCCGATCATAAGCAGGACAAGATTTCCTTTGATATGATTTACGGAATCAAGGAACTGAACGAGAATCTGCTTGTTGACTTCTCATAAGAAAGGGGGATTCCGAGATGGGATATACCACATTTGAGTTTTACGAGAGTAAATACTACGGGGATTCTATCGAGGAATCCCTTTTCCCTAAGTGGGAAAGCCGGGCGAGCGATAAGCTGAATCAGCTGACCTACGGGCATATCAACGAAGATACCTTGAAAGAATTTGACGAGCGTATCCAGAAAGCCACCTGTGCACTTGCAGATCTGCTCTACCAGATAGATTTCAAGACCAGTCACGCCAGTGACGAGAAGGGCGGCAATGTGAAGTCAATGTCCTCTGGTGGTCAGTCCATCAGCTTCGGAAGTAACGAGACACTTATTGACAAGGTACTGAATGATAAGGTGGCACAGAACCGTTTGTGTTATGACACGGTATGCGAGTATCTGTCCGGTACCGGATTGTTATACGCGGGGGTGTGAGCATGGGATTCTTTGATAACAAGACAGTTACCCTCTTCAACCGTTCATTTAACGCAGAGACCGAGGAAGAGACTTATTATCCGACTTTGCTTGAGGGTGTAGACCTTGTGGAGACAAAAGGCGAGAATATCTCAAAGAGCGGTATGGACAGTGCAGATGCGGCAAAACTTTTTGTTGACGTCAACAAAACGATAAAGCCCTATCTTCCGCCGAAAGAGTGGAAGGAACTGCCAGAGGAAGAAATGCCGAACTACATCACATTCACACCGGCAGAGGATTTCTTTATTAAGGGAGATCATACGGATGTGGAACTTCCAACAGAGAAAGCACTTGAATGGATGCAGGATAACTATGACGATTGCTACAAAGTAACAACCATTGATAAATACGAGGATATTCTTCCTCATTTTGAAATAGGGGGTGTGTAAATGGAAGAACCAGAAAAACTTACCATCCGGGATGCGGAGAACGCGCAGAAAGCGGTACTTGCACTTGTGTTTCAATATCCGAGTTTCCCCCGGACATTCAAAGCAGATAACTCCACGGTCAAATGGAATAATCTATGCGACGGTACGTCTATTGGCATTTTCCCATTGCAGGGCGCGATCTACTTGAAAAAGTATATCAGTGGTAGCTATGTGGCACAGATTCCGTTCCAGATGATCTATAAGAGTTCGCCGACCACAAACAAGGCAAGTATTGATGCGCAGGAAATGCTAAACAGCCTTGCCGCATGGATGGAAGAGAGCGGGATTGAATTTAAGGATCTGCACTTGACACTGGAAACGATCACGAGAACGTCTCCGGTATTTGGCAGTGGACAGGATGATAAAACGGTTATGTATGCTGTGAATATGCAGCTTAAATATTTTTATAAAAAATAACAGGAGGAAAAAACATGGCACAGGATAGAACGAACATGGTTTCTTTGCTTGATATCGGTTCCCTTATGGGCGGCAGTACCCCGAACATCGTGGAAATGGGAGACGGATACAAGGAAATTACGGAAGATTGGGGACCGGATGTTGAATCTTCGCAGTATGTCAACATGAAGTCCAAGTCATCTACATTGAAAGGCTACGATTTCAGCACAACGCCGGAACGTGAGTATCTTTCTGATGATATGCAGAAATGCATTGATAATCTTTTTAAGAAATTTCCGACCGGAAAGCAGTGTGAGACAAGCTACTACCGGTATTACAAAACGGATATCACTACCGGATCGGGTGAATGTATCAGAGTACCGGTTATCGTATCTCCGTCCAGCACGGGCGGCGCTGGTGGTGATGTGTTGACATCATCTATCCAGATCAAAGGAAACGGTGATGTAGAACTTGGAACTATTACGATCAGTGAAGATGGAACCTTTACATGGGCGAAAAAATAGGAGGGCAACACATGGAAGAATTGGTATTAGACACCGGTCTAAAAAAGATTGCGATAAAAAATGAGGACGGCGAGACCGTATCTGTTTTGAAAATTAACGTGGCGGATGTCGGAACGGTGGAACGCTTTGCGGCAATTATCAATAACCTCGAAAAAATCAGCGAGGATTGGGACAAAGAAGCGGATGCGCATAAAGAAAAGTATGAAAACGATGGAGATACAGACGAAATTGATATTTCCAGAGTGCTTGATATTTCCAGAGTGCGTGTGAAATACATTCGAAAGATCATTAATGAGATTGACGGATTATTTGGAGAAAACACCGTATCAGGAATTTTCGGGGATATGATTCCAGATGAAACGGCGCTGCTTGATTTCATTGAGGGCGTTATTCCGGTTATGAACAAACTCTTTGGAAAGCGATTTGAGACCAACCGTAAACGTTACAATTCCAGCAGAAAAGGAGCGCGGGCATGATTAACGTCATGCTCGACCCTCTGCCCCAAGAATGGAACGGGTACAAGGTTAATACATCATTCCGAATAGGAATCCAGGTTTCACTCGCACAGTACGACAAGTATTTGAACAAATACGAGAAAGCCGATGTGTTGACAGGTCTATTGTTTGATGACCGGGAGCATCCGGATGGGGATGAACTGCAGGAATGTGTTCAGTGGTTCATCAACGGATGGTTTCATGATAACCAGGGATCTTCAAATGGCAAGCAAAGATTGGTTGATTTTGATGTGGATCAGTGGCGCATATATGCTGATTTTCTGCAAATATACGGTATTGACCTCGCATTTGATGAAATACACTGGTGGAAGTTTTGCGGCTTGTTGTGGAATCTGCCTTATAAGCAGTCCTCGTTTTTGCAGGTAATTGATATCCGCCAGAAAGAAATTAAATCTGATATGGGGAAAGAGCAAA